TCTGAAGAAGAGCAAAAACTGATGGTGGAGCTTTGGTCTCCTACCATCTCAGATGATCCAGAGGCCTTTGTTTTGTTTGCATTCCCTTGGGGGCAGAAGAATACGCCTTTGGCTAAGTTCACTGGTCCGAGGAAATGGCAACGGGAAGTTTTGAGAGATATAACCGCCCACATAAAGAAGCAAAAAGGCTTAGTTGATTACGACACCATCCGTATGGCTGTCTCCTCTGGGCGCGGTATCGGCAAGTCTGCCCTAGTATCTTGGCTTATTCTGTGGATGCTGACTACCCGTATCGGTGGATCGGTGGTGGTATCGGCTAACTCAGAGAATCAGTTAAGGTCGGTTACATGGGCTGAATTGACTAAATGGGCTGCCATGTTGATCAATAGTCATTGGTGGGAGATTTCAGCGACAAAGTTAATCCCTGCCCAATGGTTAACAGAACTTGTTGAGCGCGATCTTAAAAAAGGCACTCGTTATTGGTCTTGTGAGGGCAAACTCTGGTCAGCAGAAAACCCCGACTCTTACGCTGGTGTCCACAACCAAGACGGCATGATGCTGATCTTTGACGAATCTAGCGGTATCCCTAACCCTATCTGGGAGGTGGGTGCAGGCTTCTTTACTGAGAACACTCCTGACAGATACTGGTTTGCTTTCTCCAATCCGCGTAGGAACGAGGGATACTTCTTTGAATGCTTCCATGCCAAACGAGACTTTTGGACATCTAAGATTGTGGACGCTAGAACGGTGGAAGATACCGATAAGTCTGTCTATCAACAAATCATTGCCGAATATGGCGAAGATTCAAGCCAAGCCAAGGTCGAGGTTTATGGGGAATTCCCATCCGCAGGCGAAGACCAGTTCATTAGCCCAATGATTGTGGATGACGCAATGAAAAGGGAAAAGTGGAAAGACTTAACCGCACCTACGATTGTGGGAGTTGACCCTGCCCGTGGTGGCGCAGACTCTACAGTCATTGCTGTCAGACAAGGGCGAGATATTGTGGCGATTAAGCGATATAAGGGCGAAGACACAATGGAAATTGTGGGCAGAGTCATTGACGCAATAGAGGAATACAAGCCTGCACTCACAGTCATTGACGAAGGTGGTCTTGGATATGGAATTCTTGATCGACTGACAGAGCAGAGATACAAAGTGCGTGGTGTTAACTTTGGAAACAAAGCAAAACACTCGCAAGCATTTGGAAATAAACGCGCAGAAATGTGGAACGACATGCGAAACTGGTTAAAATCTGCTAGTATTCCGTCTGATAGACAACTAAAAGCTGATTTAACTGGGCCAACAAAGAAGCCCAATTCATCTGGCACGATATTTTTAGAGGGAAAGAAGGAAATGAAAGCACGAGGGTTGGCTTCACCAGACGCTGCCGATGCTATCGCTGTCACTTTCGCTTTTCCTGTAGCGCACAGAGAGTACACTGAACCTACTCACCGCATCAACGCACAAGGCAGTTCAGTATCAACAAGTTGGATGGGTGCTTAGATATGGCAAAAAAGAGCGTTTCTTTGTCAGTAGGACGAGGCGAAAAACTCCCAGTGTCTAAGGGCGCAGGGTTGACTGCCAAAGGGCGTGAGAAATACAACCGTGAAACTGGTAGCAATCTAAAAGCGCCAGCGCCTAATCCAAAAACCAAAGCAGACCAAGGTCGCAAGGATTCATTTTGTGCAAGAATGGGCGCAGTAGCCGCTAACGCCAAAGATGGCGAACGCGCCAAGGCAGCCCTTAAACGATGGAAGTGTTAATCATGGCAACTAAACCTGGACTTTATGCCAATATTCACGCAAAACAGGCTCGTATCGCTGCGGGTAGCAAAGAGAAAATGCGTCCTGTAGGCGCAAAAGGCGCTCCAACTGCTAAAGACTTTAAACAAGCAGCTAAAACAGCAAAGAAAAAATAGCATGGCAAATACCAAACCAATTGGGGTAGCGTACGAAGATCAAGACATTATTGGTGCTACTCGCGTGGAAGCCACCAATATTGTTTGCACTAGCACGATAGGTTATTCGGCTAGTGCTTTTGGCACAGTAACTCAAGGCAACAATAAAAACACAGCGGTAACACTTAACACGCCTTCTGGCCAAATTACCACTGCGTCATCACAACTAGCCCCTAGCGCTAGCGGAGTGTTTGTGGTTAATTGCAGCACAGTCAGCATCAGAGATGTAGTGGTAATCAGCGTAGCTTCTGGTGGCACTTTGGGTGCATACAACGCTTTCATTTCGGCCATTGGTAATGGTTCGTTTACAGTCGAGATTAAAAACGTCACGAACAACGCCTACTCTGAAGTGGTTAAATTGAATTACGCTATTTTCCATACTGAAAGTTAATATGCCACTCGTTAAATCCGCAAGCAAAGAAGCATTTCGCAAGAATGTAAAGGCTGAGATTGCTTCTGGAAAACCAGTTAAGCAGGCGGTGGCAATCGCGTATTCAGTAAAACGTGAAGCTAAACCAACCCCAAAGGGTAAGAAATAATGGCAGATTACACAGGCATTGCGGCTGCTGGCGCAGTAGCCGAGGGTGGTAAACCCAAAAAGAGCGCATCTGACATACTAGCCACCGCAAGATCGCGGTTAGATATGGCTATGTCTGCCTTGTCTGAGTCGCGTGAAGACGAAAACGATGACTTAAAGTTCTACGCTGGCTCACCTGACAACCATTGGCAATGGCCTGCTGACGTATTGGCCACCCGTGGTGCTGTACAAGGTCAAACCATTAACGCCCGTCCTTGCCTGACAATCAATAAACTGCCACAACATGTGCGCCAAGTTACAAATGACCAACGCCAAAACAGACCAGGCGCAAAGGTTATTCCCGTAGATGACAACGCAGACATAGAAGTCGCGGAAATCTTTAATGGCATGATTCGCCATATTGAATACATCTCTGACGCTGATGTTGCCTACGATACCGCCTGTGAAAACCAAGTCTCCTACGGTGAAGGCTATATCCGTCTGTTGACAGAGTATTGCGAAGACAACACCTTTGATCAAGACATCAAAATCGGGCGTATCCGTAACAGTTTCTCGGTCTACATGGACCCAACAATCCAAGACCCAACAGGCGCAGACGCTAAGTATTGTTTTATTACTGAAGACATTACCAAAGACGAATTTGAGCGCATGTACCCAGACGCAGCGCCCATTACAACCTTGCAATCATTGGGCGTTGGCGATCAATCCATCAGTAACTGGCTAAATGAGGACACGATCCGCATTGCTGATTACTACTACATTGACTATGACCGCGCTACGCTAAACCTCTACCCTAGCAATGCAACCGCATTCCAAGGCACACCAGAAGACAAAGAATTAAGGGCTTATTACGGCAAACCAATGAAGTCACGCGAGTCTGACCGTCCAAAGGTCAAGTATTGCAAAATCAACGGTTACGAAATCCTTGAAGAGCGCGAGTGGGCAGGCAAATACATTCCTGTGATCCGCATTGTCGGCAACGAGTTTGAAGTAGATGGGCGTTTGTATGTGTCTGGTTTGGTGAGAAACGCCAAAGACGCACAACGGATGTACAACTATTGGGTTAGCCAAGAAGCAGAGATGCTCGCGCTTGCCCCTAAAGCGCCTTTTATTGGCTACGGTGGTCAGTTTGAAGGCTACGAAAACCAGTGGAAGACAGCAAACACAACCAATTGGCCGTATCTAGAGGTAAACCCTGATGTAACTGATGGTCAAGGCGCTGTCTTGCCGTTACCTTCCAGAGCGCAACCTCCAATGGCTTCAAGTGGTTTGTTGCAAGCGAAAGCTGGCGCATCTGAAGATATTAAGTCCACAACTGGTCAATACAACGCTTCTCTGGGAATGGGAAGCAATGAGCGATCAGGAAGAGCGATTCTTGCGCGTCAGCGCGAAGGTGATGTGGGAACTTACCATTATGGTGACAACCTAGCCCGTGGCGTAAAACACATTGCGCGTCAATTGATTGACCTGATTCCTAAGATTTACGATACCCAACGGATCGCTCGAATCATTGGTGAAGATGGCGAGACAAAGATGGTCAAGATTAACCCTGATCAAGCTGAACCAGTTAACAAGATTGTGAATCAAGAAGGCATTGTGATTGAGAAGATTTACAACCCTGGCGTTGGTAAATACGATGTGGTTGCGACAACAGGACCAGGCTACGCCACCAAGCGCCAAGAGGCTCTAGAGGCTATGGCTCAACTTCTGCAAGGCAATCCTCAGTTGTGGTCTGTCGCTGGTGATTTGTTTGTCAAGAACATGGATTGGCCAGGCGCTCAAGAAATGTCCAAACGCTTTGCCAAGACCATTGATCCCAAGCTCATGTCTGACGGTGATGATGACCCAATGTTGCAAGCCGCCCAACAGCAAATTCAAGCAATGGGCGCTGAGATGGAACAGATGCACGGCATGTTGGTCAATGTCGGCAAGTCTATTGAGGCACAAGACCAAGAGCGCAAAGACTTTGAAGCCCAAGTCAAGATGTACGAAGCGGAGACTAAACGCATCGCGGCGGTACAAGCGGGCATGTCTGAACAACAAATTCAAGATATTGCTATGGGCGTAGTCGCTGCGGCAATGGAGTCCCAGAACATGATCTACGAGATGCCTGGTCGGGAACAGAACGAAATGATGCCTGAGTCTGCTGAATACCAACAAGGTATGCTAGAACAAATGCCACCACAAGGAATGCCAAATGAAATGCGCTGATTTTTTAGGAATCTTATTTTTAGCCCGTGATGTTGCACATTCGGTGCATCTGAACACTCGCAGTTTCAGCAAACACATGGCTTTGAACACCTTTTATGATGGCATCATTGACCATGCTGACGCATTTGCGGAAGCCTATCAAGGGCGTCACGGGCTGATTGGTCCAATTACCTTGCACTCAGCAAAGAAAACAGCCAACATCATTGAGTTTTTAGAAGACTCATTGGCTGAAATTGAAGGCGCTCGGTATAACGTAGTGGACAAAACTGACTCATCTCTACAGCAATTGATTGATAATATCGTTGAACTGTATTTGACAACCCTGTACAAACTCAAATTCTTGGCATAAGGACACATCATGGAACTCTTAAACCCTTTAGCAGACACTAATTTTCCTGCTAGGTCTATTTCTTACACTGGCACTGCTGGCGTAACTGGTGTCTGGCCTGCTGGTCCACAAGGCGTGGTTGTTTGGTCTGACCAAGCATGTTATGTGTTGGTTGGCGAAGGCGTTACTGCTACAACTTCTAGCACACCGATCCCCCCATATACACCTATTCCATTCAAAGTTCCTGCTACTGTTAGTGGCACATGGCGCGTGAGTGCAATTCAAGTGTCTACTGGTGGCACGATCTACTGCAAACCAATGAACTCACAATGAGTTACTTTGGCATTCCTATTCGCAACGGGGTCTCAATTGGCCTTGGAAGCATTATTTCGTTCTTGTCAGGCTATGCTGACGCCACTGTACAAAATAATCTATTGACTGAGATTGGTGACAATCTTGTGCAAGAAGATGGTGGCTTAATTCTTTTGGAGTAATAAATGGCCGATTTAAAAATTTCCCAACTAACCGCAATTACTCCACCGCTAACAGGTGTTGAAGTTTTGCCTATTGTCAAAAGTAGTTCGACACAAAAAGTTACTGTCAGTCAAATTATGACTGGCATGATTATTACGGAGGCAACTACAAGTCGTACTTTGTCTGCAACTGACAATGGTCAAATTATTTATTGCACTTCTGCTAGTGCAACAACAATCACTTGCGCGGCTAGTCTTGGCGCGGGTTTTAATTGCACCATTATCCAAGGCGGTGCAGGCAAGGTTACTGTGGCTGCAGGTGGTCAAACGCTTGTTTCATATAGCAGTTTGTTTAGCACAATGGGTCAATATGCTGTGATCAGTTTGATTGCACCTGTTGCAAACACATTTGTAGCAGCGGGTAATCTTGGTGTTTAATGTTTTAATTAAATACTAATAGGCACTGCACATGATTACACCAGGCTTTGCATTGACTGCAACAGAAAGAGTTTTACCAACGCTTTTTCTTAACTTTACAAATGCGTCACTTGACTCACGGGTAACATTTACGCGCTCTGGAAATACAGCAACCACTACAAATTCATCGGGTGTAATTGCACTTGTTAATGCTGACACTCCAAGATTTGATTACAACCCAACTACGTTAGTATGCCAAGGGCTATTGGTTGAAGAATCAAGAACTAATGTTTTGTTAAACAGTCTTATTGATGGGACAAGTTTATCAACGCAAACTGTAACCGTAACGGCGGCGGCGCGTACTTTGTCTTTTTATGGGACAGGCACAATAGTAATATCTGGCACACACACAGCCACAGTCGTTGGAACTGGCGCTTATCCAACTCGAACAACATATACTTTTACGCCAACCGCAGGCGCTTTAATATTAACGGTAACAGGAACAGTTCAATTTGCACAACTTGAACTTGGTTCTTTTGCAACGTCTTTCATACCCACAGCAGGATCGCAAGTCACGCGCACTGCGGATACTGCGGTTATGACAAGCACTAACTTTAGTTCTTGGTTTAATGCAACACAGGGAAGTTTTACTTTTACTGGTGACACATTAGCCACGGGTACAGTGCGACCTGGGATTTTTGTAAGCAAAACAGTTGGTAGTGGCTCTCTTTACTTCAAGACACCAAGGCCGCCTGGCACTACTGGTATCACAGTAGCAAATGATGCTGGAGCAACCGCTGCTGACCTTTCTGGAAGTGCTATTACGGTCAACACGGCATTTACTGTATGTGGTGGCTATAAGGAAAATGATTTTGGTTTTGCTGACCGTGGTGCTGCAACAACTGTTGACACATCTGGTTCAATCCCAACAAGTTTAGATCGCATGGGAATAGGCTTTGATTTTGGAACAACGTATCAAAACGGCCATATTGCTTCAATAAAATATTGGATTCAAAAGTTAACAACTGCTGAAATCCAAGCGTTTTCAAAATAAGGATTGAGCTATGCCAGCATCTCTATCACAAACACCAAAACTTCAGTTTTTTACGGCTGCTGGCGTTCCTCTTGTTGGTGGAAAATTGTATTCCTACGAGGCTGGTACAACTACACCATTAGCTACATACACAGATTCGACTGGTGGAACATCAAATCCTAACCCTACAATTTTAGATTCGCGTGGTGAAGCTGGAGTTTGGTTAGGTTCTTCGTTATACAAACTTAAACTTACTGATTCAAGTGATGTTGAAATTTGGACAGTTAATAATGTCAATCAATTACCGCCTAGTTTGACCAGTTCTGTGGGCGCGGCCAATGTTGGGTTTTCTCCATACGGCACTATTACCTCCACAAATGTTCAAACAGCAATTCAAGAAGTGGTGGATGAATCTGCCGCTACTGTTACTGCGTACGCGGCGTCTAGTGGCTCAAGCCTTATTGGATTTATTCAAAGCGGTACAGGCGCGGTAGCAACAACAGTACAAGCAAAATTACGCGAACCATATATCAGTGTTGTGGATTTCGGTGCTGTAGGGGATAACTCTACATCTTGTGATACTGCGGTAGCAAACGCATTTGCCGCCGCACTTGCACAAGGCAAACCGCTATATTTTCCAGAAGGAACATATAAATTTACAACTACAGGAACTACCACTTGGAGTTTGGCTGGGTATGAACAAAACGGAATGACAATTTTTGGCTCAAACAGTGGTCGAACTATTCTTTCTTTTCCAAATGTAACCGCAGCAATTGCATTGCAAATTTCAGCAGCAACTGATTGGTATGACCTTACAGTTTCTGATTTGCAAATAATTGGTTCATTAGCAGGGTCTCTTTTGGTCTTAGGAAAAAATGATTACAGTGACCCGTTAAATACTTCAACTTTTAACAATTTAATTGTTTTAAATTCAGCTAACAATGCGGCTGCGGAAGCAATAAGATTAAATTATGTTGTAAACAGTAATTTTATTGGATGTCGCGCAAATTGTTACGCAACTGGAACGGGTACAAATGCTGGTATGGCGGTACGTGCTAGACAGGCAGAATTTTGCACATTCACAAATGGTAGCTATGGCAATGCACAATATGGCGTAAGGTTTATTGACGGGTTCAGTTTTGGCAATGTATTTGTTGGAACTGACCATGAAAATTGTGATTATTTTGTAAGCACAGAAACAGCCAATTCTGGCAACAATACCTTTATTGGTGGTCAATTCTCGCTATGGGTAAACGCTGCGTTTAGGACTACGGCATCTTTGTCATCAAATGCAATTACGGTTATCAATGCAAATTACTCAAATGGCGCGTCTGTCGCGCCTGTAATTGACGCAACCAACTACGCAAAAATTAGAAAAATTGATGGTTATTCAATTACTACGCCAGCAGTCCCTGCGACAACAGTAAATTCATTAAACATAACAGGCAAAAAAGTATTGGTTACTTTTTGGGCGGGATCAATAACAAAGGCAACGGTTAATGCTTTTGATATTGGTATTGCAAGCGGTAGTGTGGTTGTAGAACATGGTCAAAACATTTCTTTGACCTACACTGGCGCTCCTACATGGCTATGGCAACCAATGGAGTAAATATGAAACAACTTGTTCAATATTTTGTTGATGGCACTGAAGTTGATTTTTTTGATTTATTAGCGCTTGGATTGATAAAACAAAACAATGTTGGCTATTCGTTAACTGAATATGGCAAATCATTTTTAAACGTAAAAATATGAACGCATTAGACATTCACCTTAAATTTCCTGATGAAGCCACTGCTACCAGCTTAATGTTGGAGACTGGTTTACTTCAGCAAGTTGAAGATCAAATTTTTCAAGGTCAAGGTCAAATGATTGACATTATTGGCTTGATCCATAAGCCAACTGGCGCAATGCTAGTTGATGAAAATGGTAATGAATACCCAGAAATGGCTGATGTTGGTGGGTGGCATGTCAATATTCGTGGCGAGTTGCCTGACGCTATTGCCCCATATAAAATTACCGTAACTGGTACACCATATCGAATTTGGGATTAGAATCGCACAAATCTGTATCGGCCCAGTAGACCGAGGAATCTTAGGATTCAGAAAACATGACTGAAGAAGTCCAACAAAACCTAGCGGAAGTTGACTCCGCGCCAGCTCCTGAAGTGACGACCACTCCTGAGACTGAAGTTCAAATGTCGGAAACGCCAGAAGTAGTAGCTAAGACATTCTCGCAAGAGGAATTAGATGCTGCCATAGGCAAACGCCTCGCAAGAGAGCAACGTAAGTGGGAACGAGAACAAGCAAATCGCCAGTCTGAACAACAGGTGATGAAGGCTGCTCCAACTGCGTCCGTTGATCAGTATGAAAGCCCAGAAGCCTATGCGGAAGCATTAGCGTATCAAAAGGCTGAAGAACTGATCGCCAAACGTGAATCAGCCAAACAGCAATCTGCCGTTCTTGAGAGCTACCATG